TCTACATTTAGATCTTCATGGGCTGCTGCAAAAAAGAAACGCGGCATGGATTGGGTTCCGGGAACAGACAGGACAAAACAAGAGTTAGCTTTAATAGACGAACTAATGGGATTAACTGGTTCTGACTTAAGCAAAGACGCAGTGAAAGGACAACACATTCTTCGTATGATCTCTCCTTCTGTTAATGAAAGTATTTTAGGTGGTAGGATAGCTAACATTACCAACTGGATTAATAGACCACAAGAAATCCTGATGCGTAGATTCTCTTTTGAATACAAAGCGAGACAGTTAGCAACAAGAAGAGGTGTAGACTTACAAGATATAAGTGCTGATGACATAAAACAAGCAGCAGACTTTGCTTTGGATATGACATTTGCCGCCAATGCTAAGAGTGATTGGGCACGTAACTTTATTGATATCTGGAGAAACAGTCCGCTGTCAATTGTAAATCCATTTCCAAGATTTATGTTTGCTAATGCTTTGCCATTCATGTACGAGCATTCTCCTTTAGGTTTTATACAACTGCTAACCAAAGGAGACTTTGCCAGAGGTGGTTTGACAGCAGTGAAAGCCAATTCAGATGAGTTTGCAAAGATTGTATCGCGTGCGGGTTTAGGTACAGCAGCAATGTGGGCAGCATGGAATTATAGAGACTCTCCTTTTGCTGGAGAAAAATGGTACGAAATTAATACGCCTAAAGGTTTAGTAGATATCAGATCGTACTCGCCACTAGCAAGCTCTTTCTTGTTTGCAGATGCCACTCAAAAATTTATGCGTGGACAAATGGGTTGGCCCGACATAAAAGAACTTGCAGCAGAAGGTGCTGGTTTATCTCGTCCTGCCGGAACAGCGTTACCTTTTACAAGAATGATAATGTCGCAAGAATTTAGTGAACAGTATTTACAAGCTATGATAGGACAGTATCTAGGGTCTTTCTTTACACCTTTACGTATGGCAAAAGACTTTGGTGCTAGTGAAATAATGAATCCAATGTTTGAAGGTAGTCCGTTTACTACTGATGCTCATGTAGTAAGAGATATGAGAACAGAGTGGGAAAGTATATTGGGCGATGAAGCAAGGAGTAACTTAGTAGAGCGTGTTGGTAGGGGAGAAAGTGATTCATTGTATGGAAGTAGACTAGGTGCGTACTTTAAACCGATAGCTGCTGCTATACCCGGAGTAGAAACAACACTACCTGCTGCTACTACACCTTTTATGGGTAGAGAAAATGTTCAACCTCAAGACCTACTAGCTAATCGTGATTTCAAATTTTACGAAATGAAAACTGCACACAACATAATGGAAGGTATAGTACGGCAAGTGAGCGGTGTTTCGTTCAGACCTAAAGGTGCATTTGAAAGAGAGTTTGATAGATTACAAATGAGACGTGGGGATGTGTATTCCAAGACAGGTAACAAGACAGCAGATAGAGTTATTAATGGTTATGTTGGACAGATAATACACAGCTTTTTTGTACCTAGATTGAGTGATCCACGATATCTAGCTCTTACAAAAACAAAAAAGCGTTTAGTTCTTAACAGGTACATAGCTTTTGCTAGAAAAGCAGCAACTAAATTAGCTAACACTAGAATCCCTGTTGAAATGTACGAAGCTAAGTTAGATAGAAAGATGGATTCTTATACTGAAGAAGTTATGAGAGAGACGGGTGTATTACCTAGTCGATAGTCTTAGTAATACCTGAGATTATATGGTCTTGGAAATCTTGAAGTGACTTACTTCTTTTGTGGTGCGAAGATACTGTTCCTTGTTGTTCTTCCTCATGCGACTGTCCTTGATCAGCTATCTGCTGGTTACAGTTGTACGAAGGCTGTACAAGAGATCCGCGAAGATCAACGTCCTTCCGACTTAATAAGTCCTTCAAGTAAAAGAGAATAAACCCTAAGTTTACGTGCATCATTTTCTTGTAATCCTTTCCAATTAAAACGTGTTGCATACTTTATTATGTTACCGAGTAAGTACCCTTTGTACTGCTCCGGTGTAAGTTTAGCTTTCAATATATCAAGTGTTTCTATGCCGCCTTTGTCATAGTAAGTACTTAATGGATCACTACTCATATGTATCTTCCCATTCGCATGTTCTTAAATCAGGGTGAAGTAATCTTTTACTCTTAATCATTCCCGGTGGTATGTGTGTAATGTCACCTAGAGTATCGTCTTCTTCTGACCAGCTTGAAGCAATACAAACTCTTTCAGGTGTCTCTAAAACAATAGCTCCTACGGTGTAGCATATCATAGGCAGTTCACTGTCAAGTTCATCCCATCCTGTCTGGCTTACTGCATCTTGCCACTCTATAACATATATTTTTTTCATCATTCCTTCATCCTTTCATCTAGTGATGTTGCTGCTATAGCTATGATAGGCAACTTCATGCGTGCTGTAAAGGAAGACATGTGTTCTCTACAGTCATACTCTCTACATTCTATAGGTCTGTCTTTCCATATAGAACACTTGTTATCCTTTAGGTATATGCAATCACCGTTCTCTTCCATATCCAAAATCAATAATTCAATACCTTTATAATTGACCTTGGTAGTACTCAAGTGATCCAGTTCCTGTCTAGGATCTAAGTACAAAATTCTGTTGGGTCCACGACAACAGGCAGTACACCCGTTGCACTTTAGTACTTTTTCTCTGGTAGGTTTTAGTTTCATAGTTTATAACATTGTTATAAAAAGCCCGTAGGGTACCGAAGTACCCCACGGGAACGCAGTGCCATCACTCACCACTAAATAATCTCACAAGCACCACCCACACAAGCAAATTCTTGTGAACCTTCTGTGTTATCTTCGTGTTCATAAGATGCCAGTCTACTCCAATCTATACTGCTAGGAAAGTCCTGTTGCATCTGATCATACGCTTCTTTATCTATCTCCTGATAAGGAGCTTGTCGGTACACATGATCTGAGTACGGTAGGAAACTTATACCGGATAACAAATCAAAGTTTTCATATACCCAAGCACCTACTTTCAACCATTCACCTTCTTTAATGTACACAGTACATGATGGTTTGTGCTCACACCAGTATGTAGCATACGTCTTCCATAGCTCTAGCTGGTCAATAGCAGATACCTTAGCTACAGACAGAGACGTATCAGGCGTTTCTCTAGGAAAAGAGAATACCCAGTGGGATTCCTTCTGGTAATCTTGCTCACATGGTACACCATTGTCAATCATAAACTGTGATACCGGGTCTTTCTTATCTCCACGTACAGTACGTATGTAATGTTGAGAGAACCTTGGATGTATACCACTGCTACTATCTACTAGCTGTGATACCGTACCACTAGGTTTCACACAAGTAATAGCTCTTGACGGATTGATACCTATCTTCTCTGCTGTCTGTGCATTAGACACTACAGCACTCTCTTTCAATGTAATTAACCATTTCTGTAATTGTGGTAATCCAACATAACCACTGTCTTTCATACTTGATAGTACAGGATGATCCATAATACCTGTCAAGGATACCCCTAGCAACCTCTCTTCCTCACAGTTCTCTGTCCATTTGTGACTGAGAAATTTAAAGTCAGTCAGGCTGGATTGAAATGTACCCATTACGGCAGCTATACGCACCTTCCTTTGTAAGTCTTCAAAGGTATCATCAGGACGTACTACTACCTCAGTTAGATTACAGAATTGTCTGTCACGTAGTATTATCTCAGAGCATGGATTAGTACCAAAATCATAGTTAGAATTCCTACGTGTATTGTTCTCTACGTGTTTCTTGGCAGCGTATCTAGAGAAGATACCCCGCTCACCAGAGCGTGATGCCATGAGAGCTTTCCACTCGTCAAAGAATATACACTCGTCAGGCTTCTCTGTGTACGCTACAGAGTTGTTAGCGTAAGACCTATAGGCACTATCACGCCACCACTCCCCGCTCTTAGCCTCGCGCATTCTCAGGTCACTGAGGTTACTCAGGCTAATGAGAGCACTACGTCTCACACCACCTACTACCACCACATCAGCTACCTTACAGCACAGGTCATGTACTTCTATTGAGGATAATTTTCGTCCGACTGCTCCTTTAAACAGGTCAACACAAAATTCAAATAGTTCTGCCAATGGTTCTGGTCCACTGGCCCTACCCCCAAACGTAACAAGTCTCGCACCTGCTGGCCGAATCTCACTGAGATCCCACTTGGGGATTTGCCCAGTAAATAACAGTCCGAGGAGTTCTTTAAAGCTTCTACACCAACCGTCTTTAGAATCTTCGACATGTAGCACCGTCTTTGTTTTGTATAATTCTTCAGGTACTGGTGGTAATTCATGTACAAACTGCCTTTCAACAGAAAAACCTACGCCAGTACCACACAGTAAACAATGCATCAGTTCTGGAAACTTGAACACACGATCAATGGCTATAAACGCACAGTTGTACGCCGCTGTATGATCTCGTTCAAGTGCTGGACCAGCAGTCATTAATGCCCTCATAGAAGGCATGACTTCCAGATTTAAAATGGCGTCATGTATCTCCTGAAAATCTTCTTCTTTTACTTTCCACCCGTGTTCTTTACTTCGGTTACGAAAGAAATCTACGTACCTAGAGACTGTCTCTTTCCAAGTCTCTCTTCGTTGTTCGTTATCCAGCCATCTGGCGTATCTTGATTTGTGAATGTACTTTTGGTAATCGTCCATGTGTTGTTGCATTGCGTGATGTCTCCTAATCTTCATCCTTATCTGTTATGTCTATCCATTTAGACTGTCTACCCTTACGGGAATACTTAGTCCTTTGCTTTACTACTCGTTGCTTATACTTGCCAGTTGTCAACTCTCTGAACAACTGATCTTTTATTATTTTAGTTTGTCTAGCTCGTTTCTTATCTTCATTGTCCATAGTTACTCAAGAGTTCAGACATAGATACAGTCTGAACATCAAACCTCATGTCCTGAGATAGTGTTAGTACCGTCATACCACGCCAGTAGTCTGTGGTAGCACCTTGCATGTATGGCGGAACATGATCAAAGAAACACCCACAGTTCAATGACTGTTGAAGATGTTCTCCACCGTGTCTGTGCTTATTAGCTATCTCTAGTCTGTGTGTATGTCCAAAGACTATAGAATAGTTATATAAATCCAACGCTTTGTGGCACACATACTTACCACCTATTGGATTGCCATTGTTACTTATTGGTATGTGAGTAAATGCTACATCATGTATTACGTAATGCTGTTTGTACGGTACTACCTCCCAGCCACGCTTCTTCAAATGCAGGTTATACTCTAGGGATATCTCGGCACCATCAAGTACAGGATTCTTCTCTAGGTACCTGTCTAATCTATCCTCATGGTTACCTTTAAGAAATATCTTTTTAGGTTTATATAAGGATTGATGGCGTTTCTTACGAGTACTATTATAACATATAATGGGTGCTTCAAGCAAGTCCAATGCATCATTTCCTGAATGCACATCATTCCAGTACCGTACACCCTCCATTGTCTTTCTCTTGTCAGCATCCCAAGCAGACAAGCTATCTAGAGATAGGAAATCTCCTATCGAAATCAGATAGTTAGGTTGGTGTTCTACCAAGTAGTTGCCTAGTGCTGAAAATCTCTTGATACACTGGTCAGGCTCTACGTGGCTATCGCCTAATACTGCTACAGTAACGCTCATACTATACTCCTTTCATCCAATCTTTAGGTACTTCACCTTTGGAAGACACAGCATGTACGACACCGTGCTTGCTTGCCCAGCTTGAGTAGCGGGTTATCTTCTTCCTAGTCAAATAGTTGTCTCTCATAAATAACATCCTGATATCTTGGTCAGGGTTCCACTCGATTACACGTAACATCTTGGTCCTGTCAATGGATGTAAACTTACCCTTGGATTCTATAATCAATCCGTTACTCAGTACAAAATCTGGTATGTATCTCCTGTAAACCAACACCTGATCTGAACCACATTTATCACATATCCCAGTTATAGGTATGTAGTACCCTAACTCAAAAGGCTCGTATTGAAACTTAACTCCTTTGTTTGTGAGATGCATAGCAACCTGCTTTTCAAACCCGGACCTGTAGGTTACTCCCCTGTATGTACGGTTTCTACTGCCCATGCTTCTCCTTTTTTTCTTACTAGGTAGTAATGTAACTCTTCTACATTGATACCTATAGCTGGGTGATTCTTACCTGCTTGATAAACATACAGGATGTGACCTTCCTCAGACGTAGCAAGATAACTGCCTTCCAATTCAAAGACAGTTTCGTGCTTGTCTACTAGCAACACATCGTAATCGTTGTGATCAGAGTTGGTTAATAATGTAAAGTGTTCTC